TTGCACCTATTCCGGGCCGGGTGATACCAGGTCAGGTATAAAAAGAGGACTGGATTCCGGTTTCAGCGTCTATCCAGCCCTCTCAGCCTACTCCACCGGGCCGACCGGGAAGCCCCAGTCCAAAACCCAGCTTTCAGCAATGGCTCAGAGTTACCATACAAACCCGGAAATCCCGGTACTTGTTGGGTAACTGCCCTTACGGACGGGTTTATCCGACCCCTATAAGCAGATTTCTCTGCGAGCCTAACCGCCTATTCAGACTTTAAATTATCTACATAAGGTTTACGATTTCTTACCAAAGAAGAAAAGAACAAATCATGACCCTTACCAGCTTGGTCTTGAACATAGCCACAGTGAGGACATTCAACTGCACCCATTCCCACCTCTTTACTATCATCAAATTCTTTACCACATTTTCCACATTTCATATTTTAACCTCCGAGTAATCTACTAATTAATTCCAATAAGCACCAGAATAAGTATGGTGCAAAAATTGCAAGCACAAATAGGAAAGCGTTGCGAAACTCTGTAAGAATAATTTTCCACTTCATGCTTTCTTTCCCTAAACTCGTTGATATAGTTCTGTCTCCTCGACCAGTCCCATCTTTGCTAATAGCTCATTATGCTCACGGCTTCTTTCACGCATAACATCAAAGAAAGGTAAGTCTCCATAGACTTTATTTGACAAGTCAACTACTGTTCTCTTCGCCTTTACATCGTACTCAATAGAATACACAATTAGACCATTAGACTCTGCTGTCGGCAAAGATGACCCAGAAATATTAACCTTGCCAAGCAGATATAGGTCTAAATCCAAACCATCCAACGTCAACTGTCCTCCATACACTGGACGATAAAATTCCACAATACGCTGAATGTACTGACGCATAATCGGTGTATCATCAATAACCCCGTCAGGACTCGTAGCTTTCTTAAACTCTGGCCTTCTTACAACCTCAACACCACCAGACAAGCCTGTATTCAGAGAAACCTGAATTGGGGAGTCTGTTCTAGTTGCATAACGAGTCCGAATAAGTTGATACTGCGTACTATTTAGTATTTTATCCTCAACATAAATCTCACTATCACCAGGGTCATCTTTAAAAACTCGAATATTTAATTCTTTTTCATCATCCATATTTTCATCATTCTGTTGTGTTTGCGAAACTTTTTGATTTAACAGTGCCACACTAGCTGACTTTGCCGGGTCAGACAGCAATTTACTGTTTAGAGTTGACCCTGGTTTATACATAAAATAATAAAACTTATATGTTTTTTCATCAATCGTCTCCTCAAACCAGAAAATACCAGTTTTATTCTTATTATCATCAGGATGTAATTCTCCACCTAATGAATAATTTGAAACAACTTCTTTTTCAGTAATCTCATAATCACCAGTTAAAATAACACGACTTCTTGAACGAGAAAAATCTGAAATAGGCTCAAAAGCCTCAACAGAAATCTCTTCTGACTTATTACCTATAGTATAGGTTTTAAGCGTGATACCAGAATCAGTGGCCCCGATATTAAGCCTGCCGTGTCTATCAATGTAATAAACATATTTGCCAAAATATTTTAACACCCACTCAAGAATACTCCTAACATCTTGATAAACCCAACTTGTCGGCGGGGCCGTATAACTTGGTAAATTAATCTGAGCATCAGGGATTCCAGCCACGTTTAAAATCTCTTTTAATACTCTGTCAAAAGTTTTATAAACACCAGCCCCCTCATAGGATGGTGGACGATAGATATAATGAGATGGAGAAAAAAATTGGTCAAGAAAATAAGACAAATCTCTACACTCATAAATAATCTCCTGTCCATCTCCACGTAAGCGTTTTTGACAACTAACAACATAACCAGAAAAAACTGGAAGATTTGTGTGCGTATCATCTAAAAGATAACCATAAATTTTTTCACTTAATTGTAAAGAGGGTGTGGCATCAAAATTCACCGCCTCAATTACTGTCATTGTACTGCCCTCAACATCTAAACGAATCTTTTCAATGTATATACTGTCACTCTGTGGAAATATACCCGACCCGCAAATAATACCACCACCAGCGGATACAAAGCTGTTATAATTTACACCTGTTAGATAAATAGAATCAAAAGGTAGTATAGAGTTTCCATAGGAACTATACACATCGTTTAAACCATCAGAAGAAGAACCTATACCAGAGGAGTGTGAGTTTCCACTAGAGCCTTCTTGTGGGGTTTCCTCTGGTTCTTCTTTTACAACGGTTTCTTCTGGGTCACCCCATCCGCCACCACCAAGAGTATTTACCCAAACCTTCATATACATAGGCAAATCTCTAGTATTTGAGATACAAGTATTTGCTCCTAGGTTATGACAAGCCTCATTAAAACCTGTTCCGGCCTCGTCAGATGTAACCCCTTGAACATTAAAATCGGTCATTTGATTCAATGATACCTCCGCCCCATCTGGGCCATATGGCCGACTTACCGTGTCATATTGAAAGTCTTGATTAAAAATAAATAACTCACCAATGTTTTCAGAACCCTCGTGACTTCTATCTCTGTAATAACTATTTAATTTTTCAAGACTCATAAAACCCTCACCAATTAAATCAATTTCAGATTCAAATGTACCTAATGAGTCTGCTAAGCGCATAGCACCTATAACATACAAACCCTCTGGCGGAAAACTTTCCCGTAAAGAAGCCAATGTTGCCTCATAATCTACCTCACAAGTAATAGTCGTAAACGTCATTGCTAGATTTGTTGAGGCTAAAACATAATTCCATTCTGCATAAGGTCTATAAAAAGCCCCAAAAGAACGCCTAAAAAAATAACCTGACCCATTATCCCATAAACAAACAGTTCTTCCAATATTTAAGATTCCACCCAGTCCCCAGTCCCCAGTAGATATAGACGTACCAGGTGGTGTAAAAACCGGAGAACTTGAAACTATATCTTGAGCTTCTCCGGTCAATAGAGTTGTAGTTACAGTTTTTAATCTCCACCTAATTGGTAATAACACTGGTGGCCATCTTAAAAAACTGCCAGAGTTATCTTCTAATAAAGTTATGGGTTTTACAGATGCAGCCATTATAAACCTCCTATAGGGTCTTCCCAATCCTCTGAATCAACTGAAAAATCTAAAGATGCTTCTTGATGAATTTGTCCAGGTAAGATTTCATCCCCACCACCTGTCGGGGTCACCGTCAATGTTCGCCAAATATTATACTTTGTCCTAATATATTCCAGTGTGTAATCTTTTTCACGACCAGCAATATCAATCAATCGAATAGTGATGTCAGTATCATTTTTTAAAGCCAGATTTACAATACCAAAATCAAAAACCATTAAAGGACTTGAGACAAAAGAAGCATACCATGTTATATAAGCTGGCCCAGTGGGTACAATTACAAAATCAACAATCCATAAACGAATAAAATTTACCGGAGTATCCCCCTCATAGTTATTATCAAATGGATTTTTTGCTAAAGTATACTTAACAGTAAATACATGCGTAACCGTATCAAATCCAAAAATAGCCCGCCATTGAGTCGCATAGGCATTGTCTATGTATGGTGGATTCAATGTAATAGCTGACCCATCCCAATCATATCGTTCAGTATTATAATATAACGAACCAGCAGCAGGTATAATTGTATTAGGCGTTGCATGAGTAGTTAAGTCTTCAAAGCCTGTAATAACAGGGAGCGTTAAAGAATCCACAAGGGCATCCTCATAATAAACTTCAATCCTATCCAAAGGAATTGTATCCATATATTCAATCCTAGCAAATGAACCTAAAAAGTTTACATTAGCATCAATAGCCCCAGTTAAATAATAACTGTCAATCACCTCTTCAATCTGAGTGTCACCAATTGTATACTGAATAGTTATAGTCTTCTGACCAAAAACCTCTGCTGAAAAATCCAAAGTAATTTGATTATCATTCGTAACACCCGCCCATGTTGACCAAGTGCCTCCACCGTCAAAACTGTAACGAAAAGACTTAGCTGCAATAAACAACTCAACATCTTTTGTAGCAGAAGCAACATAAGCTGGAAAATCTCCATAACTATTCCTAACTTTTGGCTCCAATTCAAAAACATGATACCTCTCATTATAATCTTGAATCTTCAAAGAAATCTTTTTTGGTTTTGAAGTCAAATGCGGGAGTAATCTCAAGCGACTATTAAAAAAGACACCATCAATCAAAGAATATGTAGCATCAGTGATGTCACCATTCTCGTCTTCAATAATAACACTGGCCACGCTAAAAATTGGCTGATTGAAATCAATCGTCCAATAGTCTGCCTGATTGAACAGGTACTCTTTATTGATACCCTTAAATAAAATAGAACCAGATAAATTTCCATAAAAAAGTTTATCCATCTCAAATGGAAATGTCATCAGGTACATATTGACTTTTAAGTCTTCTGCTCCCGTAGCTGCTTCAGTAATCTCTACCTCAAAAGTTTCCAAGGGATTAAACATACTATCCAAATTAAAATATTCAATATAGGAATCTGCTACACTCGAAGCAACAATAGTTTTAGTCGCCCGTAATGTCCCACCCGTATAAATCTTAACTGTTGTCTGACCAGATGAACCCGTATTTTTTAAATGTATAGAAAAGCCAACAGCACAACCAGAAATTAAAAGAGGAACTGAACTTGTTGTAACACTAGGTGTTGAAAAATAAAAAGGATAATTCACGATATTCGGCATAAACTTATGTGCTGCCGAAGCCTTCCACTCTAAGGAAGGTGTCAGAGTACCTAAAATAATTGAAGACCACTGCAAAGCCGGAGTCAACTGCTCCTCTGCATAAGCACTCCAAGCCAACTCTGGCGTCAATGTACCTGTTGTAGAACTTGCAGGTTGCTCCTCCTCTGCACCATATGTCAAAAGAGTATTATTATCTCCATTAATTCTTGCCTTTCTCCAAGCATCACTACGAGCGATATCAATGGACAGACGAACTTCATCCATCTGACCATCAACATAATAGCTGATAGTAGAGTTACCCCCAATTTCCCAATCCTCAGCCCTATCTAAAAAGTTGGCTGAACTCGTAACTGTAGACCCGAGTTGTACATTATCCTTATAAATTTTCCAACTACTGCCACTCCGAACGACTTCAATATCATACATGGTTCCGGGCGTTAAAGTTCCAGGAGCCACACTGAAATCAATAATATTACCAGAATTATAATCTCTGAATCGAAATGAACCAGACTCTAAGGCAAAATAAAAATAACTGACACCACTGGTTCCACGTCCAATAAAGCACTGATTACCACTTGTAACATCGAAGGTAATTTTAAAACTCCAAGTAAAGTCCTGACCACTGTGTTCTAAATTTGGATTATCAGGTAAGACAATTCTTGACGTAGAAAAATCCTGTTGTGTATAAATTCCGCCATAAACCCTTGTTACAACTCCTGAGGCCATACCATCAATAGTCCCTACAGAACTTTTAAATTCATCAGGCGTTCCATTCCCCTCCTCAGTTAGATGGTAAACTACCTTGTGGTAAGAATCCCAAACATTCGTCGCATCCTGACCATCAACATCACCAGTCTGACCATAATAAATATAAAAAGGCGTATCAGAAGCAGCCAGAACAGAAGGAACCTTTACCCAAAAATAAGCGGAATTTCCGCTCATAACTCCCTCCATCATCTCGATTTCAAAAATTCCAACAAGATAATGTGCAGTCCATGTTGTCGTCACGTAAATACGATAATAACGATATGCAGTCGTATTTGAAAATTCAAAATCCTCATAATTACTATTATTTCCATGCTGTCCAGTATAGAGCGTGTCCCAATCAGCATCATTGTTAGAACCCTGAATAGAAAAATCTTTAATACTATTACCCCAAGCATTAACATAAGGCTTCAAGCGCATCTTGGCTACTGTTTTTTCATTACCCACGCCGAGGTCATACCTCCACCAGTGGTCACCAATGGTATCAGTTGAGTTACCAAATGTTCCATCATTATTATCCACCGCATTGGCAGGATTTGACCATGCACCACCGTTGGAATCACCAGACGCAGTTCCACCTGAGAGAATATCGGAGCCATAAGTATTTATTTCTCCAAGAAACTCTTTCTCGAAGGACAGTTCAGTTGAACCATCAGCATCGGTAAAACGAATATCATCCCCGCTGGATAAAAGATGTGCAAAGTCAAAGTTGGAGTCATCCAACACTACTAAGACTGGAAAGTCCGTGAGAGTAGAATCGACTTTTGAACTGTCGATGGTCAGAACTTTACGATATTGGTATCCACTTAACCAAGCCATTTATCAAAGCCTTTCATTATCAATTTTTATTTATAGTATTCTTAGTTATTTTACAAAGATTTTATAAATTTTAAAACCATTGTATTTACCTTTAAATCTTCACCAGACTGTGTAAAGGATTCAAGATAGCAATTGGTCAGAGTCAATGTACCATTTTCATCTGAGATTTCCAGTGACCCCTCTGTGTTTAATTCCAATAAAGAGTCTAAGGTTCCAAAATAATTTTCCAAAGCAAACCTACTATTCTTTGCAACTAAAGACGTGACTGTAATATTCAGCATACCGCCACCTAAGTCAGCAGTGGAACGAATTTTCACACCCTTGGCCCTAGGAATAACACGCACCTCATTGTTACCCTGATAGTCAAAAACAACGTAAGCATAATCTCCGAGTTTAACAGACTTCCATGAAACCCTTTTTGTTGCATTAACTGCCATGATTCACCTACTTTCGTCCTTTACTATTTAACTGAAAGACCTGCCTTTGCACGCTCTCAGCAATATTAACAGCAGCAGTTGCTTTTCTATCAACTTCAACAATCGCAGCTCCGAAGATTTCAGAACTTTTCTCTACCTTGGTAAAGACTTCTTTCATATTTTTACTGCCTTTTTCCAGAGCATCTAAATTTACCTCCTGAAGACCTTGACCAAAATCAACAAAGGCTTTACTAGAAGATTTCTTTTCCTGTTCTACAGGCTTTATAGACTCAGTAATACCCCCTGAAAATAGTCTATCCAACCAACTTAACATTCCACCATTTGCGTTTTTATCTGACTCTGGAATCTTCGATGCACCTGCCTCAGGTAAACGAAGTGGAACATCAAAACTAAATAAACCTTTACCCAACTTACCTTTCTCAGGGAAACCAAGCCCCTCCATAATATCATTAAAAGCAGAACGAATCTTAGGTAACTCTTTAATAATCGCCTGAATAAAGCCTGTAACCATAGCTCCGGCAATTGTGATACCAATACTTTCCCAGAGAGCAGCCTTAGCCTGCATGAAACCAGCAAAGGCATCTGTCATGACCTTAGCCAATTCCACAAAGAAAGGCATTAATCGCTGTAAACCAGCACGTAAACCTTCAACTAAAAGTGATGTCAAGGATTTAACAAACCCTCCGAGTTTCTGAGCAGTGCCACCAGAAAATTCTTTCTCCGTAGACTTAAGCTGACCATTCTCCGCACTGAAAATAGGAAAGGTTACACTCTTACCCGGTGTAAAAATATCTCTAAACTTTTCAGCAATTACCGCAGCCCAAACTGCCACCTGGGAAGCAATTGGCATAAGAGCATCAGCAATTCCCTGAAACATTTGCTTAAAGACATCTTTATTCTTTTTAACCATCTCAAAAATTGCTTCAAGGCCCATCTGTAATGGTTCCAATACGGGGCCCATAGCCTCAAAGAAAGCATCCGCAATCGTACCAAAGATTGCCATAACACTATTCTTCATCCTCTGCCATTTAATCAAGACCGTATCCAAGAATTTTCCAAAGATGTCTTGAGTAATACTCTTACCACGTTCAGATTCCTGCACATACTCTTTCAGAATTTGTTTAAAGCGGTTAAATTTATCAAGGTTATTTAAAACACGCATGATACCCTCACCACCACGAATACCAAACGCACGACCAATAACCTCAGTTGGAGCTTTGCCTTTAATCTCATTCAAGATTGCAGCAAAAGGTTTTAATTGACCACCAGCCAGAGTAAACTCATTGTAAATATCATCCAATCCACTCTGTAACTGGTTTAAAGAACCACCAACTGAATCAATTTCTTCCTGTAATTCTTGAAAGCTACCCTTAGAGCCACGCTCATAAGCATCCCCAGAAGCCAACATTGCATCTCTCTTCTGCTTAAGAGATTGAACCTGCTCTAAATTATTACGAATATACTCAGAACCACGACTAACCATATCCCTATACTGTTTGTCCACCTGCTCATATTGATTCGTGAACATTTTACCAGAAGAGATTAATTCAAACTGTGCGTTCTTCAACTCATTTAATTTATCCGTGTAAGATGCAAATGCACGCTGGCCCTTCAACAAAGTTCCCAAATACTTCTGAGACTCTGCATTAGTTTGAAATAAGTTGATTCCATACTTTGTAAAAGCAGCAGTCGTCTGAGCCGTACCACCCATGAGTTTCTGCATAGCAGCACGTAAACGAATACCAGCCTTACTATTACCCGTAATATTAACTTTTCCACCACGGCGTACAATAAGCGTCGCATTTGGCACGTCAGCACAATACACTCTATCAGAATAATGTACCCAACCCTCAAAAACATCTGGACTGTTTGTGTATCTTTTCTTATGTTCTCCCACATAATTTTTAGCATAAAACTCTGGCTGTACATTTGTCCAATTAAAATTAACCTTCCAACCATTTGCCTTACAAGTACCTTTGCGACCGCATATTGACCAAGTATCACCAGCACTTATTGGTTGACTATAATTTGTTGTATAACCGAGCTTTAAAGCTAACTCTTGTAAATTATCACGTAAGGTTATTGAGCTAGTATAAATCGAGCCCTTTGAGTCACCATCACCTAAAACCAAAGCACGATATAAAGAAGACAAAACTGTACTATTAAAAGCTAAAATTTCTGAAGGAATATACTTAGTATAACAGTCTCCAAGTGGTTTTAGATAATTGAACAAACGCTTATCATAAATTGTAAAAGCATTACAGCCATTCTTCTGTAACCGCTTATAAAAACTAAAGGGTAGTCTCCTTAAACAGGCCTCTATCTTATCAGATTTTTCTCCGGGATTCTGATATAAAACAACACGATAATCTCTGGAAGAATTATTCAAATAGCCCTCAGATAAGTAATAACCCAAAAACTCACAGAATAATGTTGCATCAATAGTGAGCTTAGGTTTAAAAATATTCTTACTATCAAAACCCGTTAAGGTTATTGTTTGTCTCTGTGAACCAATCCAAGATACAGACCTAAGATATTTTACAGATTTACCAAAAATCTCCTTAGCTGGAATTATTTCAAACCTTTTAGACCCACGTGGTTTAACAAACATATTATGGTCTGGGGTAACCATTAAGTCAATAGACCTATTTTTGACTCTATACATTTTTCCAGTATAAAAATAATTAAAGAGTCTATTTGCTTTTTGATACTCTAAATTATGTGTCTGTTGATTAACTGTAGCAAAAATATCAGACAAAGATACATCAGACCAATATTTCCACCCAGCTTTAGTCAAAACCTCTGTTTCCTTATCAAAACAGCCCTCGATACCCGCATCATTCAAAGTCATCAATGCAGCAGCGGAATCAATAAAAGTCTCCCGGCTTTCACCAAAAGCAGTGGACGCAACTGAAGCCACGTTTCTTAAACCTTCAAACAAGTCATTCAAGGTCGCTTTTGAATTAACCATAGCTGCTGTCAACGCATCAGCGAACTGTGGAATCTGATTGATTTCAACACCGAAAGCTCGGGTAATACCAATCAAGTTATTCAATGTCGTTTGAAAGTCTTCTGCACCGACAGTTGCCAACTGCATAGCAGAGTTGGTAACCTTCATAGAATCAGCCAAACCTAAGCCTGCCTGAGCAGCCGTAAATAAACCCTGCTGGATTTCTCCGGCAGAAAAGGCAACTTGCATAGACGTTTCCCGGGCCATGTTTGAAGCCTGTTCAAAGGCAGCAGCAAAACCCTCACCACCACGACTTGCCACAGCAGCGGTTTTAGCAGCAGCTAAATTCAATTCGGCAAACTGACCAATGAGTTTAGTGATGTTACTCTGTAAACCAGATAACACCCCAAAGCCAGAACGCAAAGCAGCGAAAAAGCCTGCAACGATAGCGGTACGAAACACAGCACGTAACGAAGACCTTAACAGATTAAATCTCTGTCTAAGGTTTCCAACGGCTGCTGCCACCTGCTGCAAGCCAATCCGAATATTAATCTGAAGATTTTTCTGTGCCATTGTTTTAGCCTTTACATTTCTATTTTTTCACCAGAGGCCCACTTCTTTTCAAACTCCTCTGGGGATTTTCCTAAGCGTAACCAAAGTCCTTTTAACTGTGCCTTCCAAGCTGCTGAATCAACAGGTGTATCTGGGGAATCCGTTGAGGTTTTAAAGATGTCATCTAACTTATCAACCTTACCAGCGAAACCAGCACCCACCGCAGCCCCAATTAATTTTGTCCAGAGCTTTGCATGTGAGAGCTTTCTCTTCTGAATCGTTTCGTAAATATCAAACAAAACGTCGCTGGGAAGCCTCAACGTGTATTCCAGAGACCAACCATACTCAGCCATAATGACATCAAGTATGGGTAGTAATTGTTTTCTTAATTCTGCATCCATTACAACTCCCGCTTATCCGAGCATATTACCAAAAGAGCCCAGAGCTTTTTGCATAATCTTGACACCAGCCTCGACAGTGAGAGCCTTCTTCAGGTCGGTCTTCTTCACGTCGTTATCATCCTTGACCAGTTCATAGACCACATCAAGAAACAAATCCATCTGCTTCTTCATGTCTGTGCTTTTGGAAAGTTTGTTCATCTCGTCCAGTTTGGGAGCCAGCAAGGACAAGGTTTCGAGCGAAGCGGGATAAACGTTAAGAGTAACGTTGCCTCGCAGCAAGAACTCGGTAGCCTGTGAAAGATTAACTTTTTCGTTTGACATTGTTCTTCCTCCTGTTTGTTAGGTCAATTTACCTAAGCTATTTTAATTTGTGCTCTCATCTAAGATGAAAGTATATTCTAACCCTAGATATACCTCACCCGCCTCTTTATCAACCATCGGGCCCTTTGTTGGTGAACCAACTCGCAGCAAATGAATAATTTTCCAAGACGCTGTTGAGATGCCTGCTTCACCCTTATTTAATAAATCATCAACCCTACCAGCGATTTCCATACAGACGCTAAAAGCCTTTGGGATTTTTCTGCTCACTGCAACCTCCACAGTGAAGTCCCCGCTTTGCATAGGGATGTTATTTCCATCCTCACCTAAGTCTGCCGGGACAGTGACATATTTATCTTTCCGCTTATCACCCTCGGGCAGATTTGAAGCAAAAATATTATCAACAGAACCCAGCAGTGTAGTCAGAGTACTGTCTGCTTTCAAATATGCAATTACCCTTTCCGCTATCACTTTCATTTTATTACCTCGAAAAGATTACAGAATCACCAATCTCATCCATAATCTTCTGTTGATTAGAATTATAATAACTATTTAAACTATCAAAGGCCCGCTGAGTAAAATGTTTACCCTTATAACGGCCCCTTAAAACCTGAGCAAAAACATAATAGCCACGATTCGGTTCTGCCACAATACTTCTTCGAGCCTTCTTCCAAGCGTCCACACCGAATGTCATCAAAGGCCGACCCTTGATTGGTGTTCGCTTTTGAATACCTTCCTCAGCAGCGAACTGATACTTAATCTCAGGTGGCACATAAACAATACCTTCGACATTCTGATTCGTCAAAGTATACTTGGAGGTGATACTGGACGACAATCTCCCAGTTGACCTCGGTGACCTTGACTTTGCAAAAGAGCGCATTTTCTTATGGGTATAATTCGTTAGACGACGAACCCATTTTGCACTGGCAGAAGCAACTCTACGATTTGCTCCCGTTAATTCACTGATGAATTGAGAGAGCTGCATATCATCAATCATAAAATCATTAGACATTAGCATACTCCCAGCATATTAATTACCTAATGAATATAATGAGGCCTCTAAATGGTGACCCTGACCAGCAGCGTCACTAACAGACAAGACCTGATACTCGTCACCTCCGAAAACAACCACATCGTCTTCACGAAGGCCTGCATCAATTTTAAAAAAAGCAAGATGCCTAGAAATTACCTTTTCGCCCCTACGCATAAACTCAACCGTTTCTTCTCTCTGCTGAATAAGACAAACAACGCCTGATGCCAGTGTACTGATAGTTTCAGCCGAGGCTCCCCATTTATCTATTGTAGCAGAGTTGGTACTTCTCCGCTTAATAGTGCAAGTGTGAATCAATAAACTTTCAAAAGTCGCATCAGACATTTTAAACCCCGATTATTGGATAAGTTCAAACGACATTTTGCCATCGTCGCCATTAATTTGGTCAACTACATGAGAAATTTCTTTTTCCAAAACTATCTGATAATCTTCCAGATTGCTGGCCGAACTGCCGTACTGTTTCTGAAAAGACCCAATCTTAATCATCTTCACCTGAGCGATTTTCTCCGGGGTAAATAATGACATTGCCTTGGCAACTAAGAGGGCCACTAAATAGTCATGAATATCTTCCGAAGCAAAACCATTCAGCGTGTAGGTAACCTCTGCCAACTGTCCACCACCAAAACCAGTCGCATACCACAGGATACCAGTGTCCGGGTTAAACTTCAAGTCAGAGTGCAAAGTAAAATCCTGCGACACATTATCAATCTTAATACTGTCTATCTGCTTGATATTTGTATAAGGCAGCTTTACCGTTGACGTAGTTGACTGCAACAGCTTTCGATAAACCTTCTTCACCTCAGATGCTTGAAGCCCTGTTAAAAGAAAAAATTGTTTAACAGCCCAAGTATATACAGAATCAGATATATCATCTGAATCAGATAGCCCAAACACCTCTGCTACAGCATCTTTATCAATCATCTTATTCTCCCTCTTCTACTTCAGGATAATGTAAACTTTTAATAATTTTCATTTTAATAGTCTCTGTTAAATCAATATCAGTTTCAGAGTCCCAAGAGACTTTTACCTCTAAAGAATATGTAGCGACAGGAATTAACAAATCTGCTGATGTAAGTGTAACAAATATTGTTTTTAATAAAATCTGTGTCCTATCAAAATCAGTATTTACTTTATGGATTATTTCAGCCCCGCTGACATCTTGGATAATTAAATCAAAAGTAGCATCAACAATATCCCCAGAATAATCAAATTGCAGAATTTTAGCTTCTCCACGTTTTAATTGAAATGTTTTAGTAGCTTTCCCATTGATTAAAATAGACATTATTCAACTCCTATGGTAAATACTGGTCTATCTACAGCAACTGATATAACATTTTGAATTAGGGTCACAGTTATAATAATGTCTCCAACTGTAGCAAGTATTTTTATGTCTGCTAAAGAAGTATTTATACTTAGTTCCGATAATAGATTTTCTAACTGTTCTAAAAAATCCGCCAGTGAAGAGCTACTGGTAAATACTGACGATGGTACCTCAAAAGAAATTTTATTATCCTCAGATGAGGTAATTACTATAAAAACAGAGCCTAAATTGTCTTGGACTATTGCTCTATCTTGTAAAAGGCAGGACAGTAAGCTTGTTGATAAAACATTATCTAAACTAATACTATTATCCAAAAGACTTGAATTTAGATTTAAAAGAGTTGCTAACTTTTCATAAGCTGATAAAATTTCCACTGAGGTTACTGCATTTGCAAAAATCAAAAGAGAATTTTCATAAAATTTACCTACCTCAATAGCAGAGGATTCAATAATACCTATAGTAGAGGCACTATCAACATTAGTTTTATTATCTGAAATTATTGTAGAGATTTCACCAATAGTGTACACATCTTCCGTGTACTCATCTACAATTGCCTCCATCATTTCAATTTCGTCAATATAGCTATAATTGTTTGGAGTTCCACCATAACTAATATTTAAGCGATAATAACGATATGCTGTCGTATTAGTAAAATTATAAGTCTGTTTTGTACCTAGTATAGCTGCCTGACTAGTTTGTGTATCAAGAACATCCCAATCGGAATCATCATTTGAACCCTCAAACGTCCAATTATTTGGACAAGGCTTATTCTTACTGACTACTGTATATTGACTGATAGTTTTAGCATTATCTACCCCAAAGTCATATTTTATCCAATAACTATGAACATTAAAAGCTACTGCATGTGGAGTAGCCGTAGAATCATCAAAGGCCTTCGCTGCCACGTAATTCGCCCCAGCCTCTGAGCTTGCCGTTGCCGTTCCACCAACACATAAGTCAGCTGTATAGTCCATAAAATACCCCTGTATAAACTATTACTGTAATTTAAGGGTTAGAGTAACTTTTAAACTATCACCTGCCAAAAGATTTCGTGTCGTTTGGAGAGCATTAAACGCAATTAATTTTCCAGCATTATCAGATGACGTTGCTAAAACAGCATACGTTACAGGCCCAATTGTCCCACCTGAAGCCAAAAACGTAATCTGTTTACTT